GACAACATGCAAAGAAAAGCAGAAGTCTTGGCTACATTAGATGAAGCATTTAAAATGATGGAAAAAGGTAAAGGCGCAGATGAAATTAGAGACACCCTTAAAAATGTAACTAGAACTAAACAAGCTGGAGGCGGCTTAGCATATTTAATGGGATTGTAAGCTATGTCAAAATCAGAAAACATAGCTCTATATAAATACCTAACACGACCATCTAAAGTAGATGGTAGAACAACTCGAGGTATAGATTTTGAAAGAAGAGGTGTAATTAAAAAAATTTTAGAAAGAGATATAGAAGATTTTAATAAAAATAGAAAACTATTTCCAAATGAAAAATATAGTTTAAATTTCGACAATATTCAAAACCTTGTTAAACAACAAACTGGAACTTTACCTTCTATTGATATTATAAACGAATCTTCTGACATGTTAGATCAAAATCTAAAATCTAATCTTGTTAAAAACCCTAGTGGTGGAGTTAGTAACTTGACTCAAAAACAAAAAGAATTTTTTGCTAAAAATCTAAAATCAAAATCTTTGTCACAAATGTCTGAAGAATTATCTGGAGGAGATTATACCACTAGAGAAAACAAAGCAATGTATCAAAAAATATTAAGATACAAAGATAGTTTAATAAAACAAAATACCTTAACTCCAGAAGATTTTGAAGCTGCAAAAGGAACTCAAACAGGATTGTTTGCTAACAATAAAAATTTAGTCAAAAATAAAAAAGAAACTTTTGGTGCTTATAGACAAGCGCAAGAAAACTTAATGAAGTTAGATCCCAAAGCTTATCCAGAAGATTTAAAACCTTCTACTTTAGATTCTAGATTAAGAACACGTACAAAACTAACAGATGTAAGAGCAGCAACTCAATTACTCCCTGAAAACTTATTGGCTTCTTTAGAACATTACGAAGGTCTAGTCCCTGGTACAATTATACAAGATCCAGGTGCATTAACAAAAGTAGGTTTAACAAGTCGAAAATATAATTTTCAAATTATGGGAGCTAAGGCAAAAGGACCTTACAAAGGTAGATATAAAAAAGTTAAAAACTATTTAAGAACTGCAAAAGAAGAACTAAGATTAGGAAATAAAAAAGAAGCAAACCTAGCTTTAAAAGAAGTTAATAAAGTTTATAGCGATTTAGTTAATGATTTTCCAACATTAAAAAGAACTGAACTACCTGATTACAAATTAAAAGGAAATAATATTGTAGAAAAAAACCTTAAAGAAGTAATAAAACCACAAACATTTCAAAAATCTTTTGATCAATATTTTAGAAATATTGCAGGTGTTGCAACTGAAAAAGAATTAGAAAGAATTAGAAAAGTTCAACCAAATGTAGGTGAAGTTTTGGATTTATATAGACAAGGTGAAAATAAAAAAGCAAAAGAATTAATTTCAAAAAGAATACCCGAAATAACTGAAATGACTACACCAAATCAAGGTGGAGGTAGATTAGCTATAAAACCTGGACAAGCGGGTTTATTTGCAGAAGCAATTCCAGGTTCGAAATATGCGTCAGAATTTTTACAAGGTTTTGCAAATGATGTTATGAGTAAGAAATATGGTAAAGCTGCATTAAAAGGTTTAGGAATAGCTGGAGCAGCTTATGGTGTTTATGATACCGGTGTTGCATTTAAAGAAGGAAAGTCTGCACCTGAAATGGCAACTAGGTTTGTTGGATTGGATATACCTTATCAAAAATTAAGACAATACAATCGACTAACAGATCAAGAACAAGAAATTCAAAAAAAGATTAATCAACAAAAATCATTTGATGTGGCAGCTGATGATCTTTTAGATGAAAACTTAATGACAATGAGAGCAAGACCAGAAGTTTCACAACAAGAAGTAATGCAGTTAGAGCAAGCAAAACAAAGAGTTGATACAGAAGTTGCAGCAGAAGAGGCTGAAAGAGCCTCTTCAAGAAAAGGATTAGTAGAAAGTTTAAAACAAAAAATTTATGATGTAACAGGAACTCCTTACGAACTTTATATGAATAGAGGTGGACGTGTACAACTCGCTGAAGGTGGAGATCCAAAAAATTTAGGTAGAAGAAAATTTATTAAAGGTGCAGCAACAATCGCAGTCGCACTTCCATTTTTAAAATTTATAAAACCTTTATCTAAAGCAGTTGAACCAACAATTGAAGCGGTTTCAAGATCAGCAAATCAAATGCCTGATTACTTAACTAATTTAATTAATAAAGTTAAAATGATGGGTGAATCTAAAATCATAGGTAAGATGGATAGCCCAGATGAATTTATGAGATATGATTTAGGTGACTATGAATTATATGAAGGAGCAGGTGGAGCTAGACTTAAAAAAATTAGAGATAGAGGTGATTATGGTTATGAAGAATTTGAAATGCAGATTAAACAAGACCCTGAAACAGGTTATATTGAGTATGAAGAAGTATCAGCAAGACCAGATGGAGATGGTAAAATTAAAGATTTCGATTTTGGTATTGAAGATGATGTTCATTTAGAAATGAAAAAATTCGCTGATGAAAAATAAAACACCCTATAAAAAAGGTAAAAAGAGTGGACCACCACCAAAATCAGGACCTACACCACAGGGCTTGAATTTATCGTATAATACTGTTAAAGATGTAAAACTTACGGAGAAAATAAATGGCAGACGTAGATAAAGCTCTTCCAAATGTAGAGCAAGAAATTAATGTACCTTCTGATGTTGAAATTGCAGAGGCTGAAGCAGCTGAACAACAAGAATTAGAAGAACAGGGAAACCCTGTAGAGATTACAGAAAACGAGGATGGATCAGTAGATATAAACTATGATCCTGCAATTGCTTCTGTTGCAAATACAGAAAATCATTATGCCAATTTAGCAGATCATTTACCTGATGACATATTAGGTAGATTAAGTTCTAACTTATTTCAAAATTATCAAGATTATAAAAATTCTAGAAAAGAATGGGAAAACTCTTACAAAACAGGTTTAGATCTGTTAGGGTTTAAATATGAAAACAGGACGGAACCATTCTCGGGTGCTTCGGGTGCCACTCATCCGGTGCTTGCTGAAGCTGTTACTCAGTTTCAGTCGTTGGCATATAAAGAGTTACTCCCAGCTGACGGACCAGTCCGAACACAAATAATTGGAATTCCAACACCAGAAAAAACTCAACAATCAAATCGTGTAAAAGATTTCATGAACTTTCAGTTGATGGATCAAATGAAAGAATACGAACCTGAGTTTGATCAAATGTTATTTTATTTACCTCTTGCAGGTTCAGCATTTAAAAAAGTTTATTATGATGAAGTTTTACAAAGAGCGGTATCAAAGTTCGTACCGGCAGATGATTTAATTGTTCCGTACACAGCTACCTCATTAGATGATGCGGAAGCAATTATTCATCGAATAAAAATTTCAGAAAACGAATTAAGAAAACAACAAGTCGCCGGTTTCTATAGAGACATAGATTTAAAACCGGGACAACTAAATGAAGATGAATTACAACAAAAAGAAAATGAGCTTGAAGGTAGAACTAGAAGCAAAGAAGAAGATGTATTTAATTTATTAGAATGTCATGTTAATTTAGACTTAGAAGGTTTTGAGGATATCAATCCTGAAGATGGTGAGCCTACTGGAATTAAACTTCCATATATTGTAACAATAGAAGAAAACTCTAGAGAAATTTTATCTATTAAAAGAAACTATGAAGTGGACGATCCACAAAAATCAAAAGTACAATACTTTGTACATTTCAAATTTTTACCAGGACTAGGTTTTTATGGTTTTGGTTTAATACACATGATTGGCGGTTTATCTAGAACTGCAACAAGTGCTTTAAGACAATTATTAGATGCGGGAACATTATCAAACCTACCTGCTGGATTTAAACAACGAGGAATAAGAATTAGAGATGATGCACAAGCAATACAACCTGGTGAATTTAGAGATGTAGACGCTCCAGGAGGAAACATTAGAGATTCATTTATGATGTTACCTTTCAAAGAACCAAGTGCAACACTTCTTCAACTTATGGGAGTCGTGGTAAATGCAGGACAAAGATTCGCTTCCATAGCGGACCTGCAAGTAGGTGATGGGAATCAACAAGCAGCTGTGGGCACGACTGTAGCATTGCTTGAAAGAGGAAGCAGAACAATGTCTGCTATTCATAAAAGAATTTATGCAGCTCTCAAAAATGAATTTAAATTATTGGCAAGAGTTTTTAAACTTTATCTACCTACAGAGTACCCCTATGATGTAGTTGGTGGTCAAAGAATGATTAAACAACAGGACTTTGATGACCGTGTAGATATCTTGCCAGTTGCAGACCCTAATATTTTCTCACAAACACAGCGTATTTCCCTTGCGCAAACAGAGCTGCAGCTGGCAACTTCTAATCCAGGAATCCATAATCAGTATGCAGTTTACAGAAATATGTATGAAGCATTAGGTGTAAAAGATATTGATAAAATTTTAATTCGACCACAACCCCCACAACCAAAGGACCCTGCGTTAGAACATATTGATGCTCTCGCAGGGAAACCGTTCCAAGCGTTTCCAGGTCAAGATCATAGAGCACATATGACTGCTCACTTAAATTTTATGGCAACTAACATTGCAAGAAACAACCCAGTTGTTATGGCAAGCCTTGAGAAAAATATTTTTGAACATATTTCTTTAATGGCACAAGAACAAGTTGAAGTAGAGTTTAGAAATGAGTTACAACAACTACAACAAATGCAAATAGCTATGCAACAAAATCCACAAATGGCTCAACAAATGCAAATGCAGGTTAGAATGTTAACTGAAAAAATAGAATCTAGAAAAGCAGTACTTATTGCAGAGATGATGGAAGAATTTATGAAGGAAGAAAAAGAAATTACTTCACAATTTGATAATGATCCTATTGCAAAACTACGAGCAAGAGAATTAG